CGGACGGGTCGGAGCAGGCCGCTCCGAGTGACGTACAACAGCAGCGCGGCCCGGTATCCGTCGCGGCCCGGTCTCGACCGCGGCGCTCCCGGGGCGTCTCGTACTGACGCTACGACCACGAACGGGTGTGTCGGTACCCTGATGTCCCCGAATCTTCGGAGATTACCACCGGGGAAACCTTTATAGGAAACCCCTGCGTACAGATGGGTGTAGCAAGGTGAACCACGATGGAAACCCGAGACGTCATCCCCGAACTGAAGCACGGCGCGGCAACCAAACAGGACCTCGCGGACGCCCTCGACGAGCATCCGAACACGGTCGGGCACCACCTCAAGAAACTCCGGGAGGCCGGCCGCGTCGAGCGCGAGCGCGACGGCCGGTGCTACACGTACTTCCTCCCCGAGGCGGCCGACGAGGCGGACGCGGGGCAGGACCTCCCGGATATCGGCGAGGCGGAGACGGCCGTCCCCGAGATGACGAACGACCTCCCCGAGAGCGTTCCGTCCGTCGAGCGGGACTACGAGTTCAGCACGATGGTCCCGAGCGAGGACGAGACGCACGAGTATATCCCCAGTAACGGCGAGTGGGACGAGATAACCGCGAAGGTCGACGCCCGGCACGCCACGAACCAGGAGCCGGCGTTCCTCCTCGGCGGCCCCACCGGCTGCGGCAAGACGACCCTGGCGGAGTGGCTCGCCGCGGAGCGCGGGTGGCCCGTCGTCACGCTCCAGATGACGTACGACATGAGTCCGGCGAGCCTCCTCGGGAAGGCGACCGTCCGCTCCAGCGGCGACGGCGGCACCGAGACGGTCTGGAACGACGGCCCGCTCACGAAGGCGCTCCTCGCCTCCCGCGAGGGGCCCGTAGTCCTCATCGTGGACGAGGCGAACCGCGCCCGGCCCGAGGTCCACTCCACGCTCATGAGCGCGCTCGACAGCCGGTGCGAGGTCACGCTCGACCAGCGCGGCGGCGAGAAGATTCGGGGCGTCCGGCAGAACCTCATCGTGGTCTCCACCATCAACCCGAAGGGGAGCGGCGACTACCACGGCGTCCAGGACATCGACTTCGCAGTCAAGCGCCGCCTCAGTAACGCCGGGCGGTTCAACGTCGATTACCTGGGCGTCAACTTCCCGCAGCGGGAGGCGGGCGTCCTCACCGAGCGGACGCCCGCCGGCCCCCGGCTCAGCGACCTCATAGTCGAGACGGCGAATCAGGTCCGGGCGCAGGCGGAGGACGCGACCAGCGAGGTCCGCTCCGGGATTCCGACCTCCAGCCTTATCTCCGTGGCGCAGAGCGCCTACGCGCTGGACCAGGCCGGCCTCGAGGACGCGGTGCTTACGGCCTTCGAGACGGACGTCGTGACGGCGCTCTACGACCAGCGGCAGACCGAGCGGAACACGGTCCAGCAGATAGTCAAGGACAACCTCGACGGCTGCCCGTTCCGGGAGGCCGAGGTAGCCGCGTGGGCCGGCGACGTCGAGTACGTCTCCTGCCAGGGCTGCGACTACCGGGAGACGGCGGCGGCGGCCGAGGACGCCGGCGTCCTCGACTTCCATGAGTGTCCGAGTTGCTCTGACCACGTAGTGTACGAATAGGACCTTAGCGGAAGGTTTACGGGCGGCTGGTACGCCCGTGGTAATATGATAAAAAATACAGTCGTAGACCCCGAGACGCTCCGGCGGCTCTACCACGGTGAAGGACTCACGCAGGCGGAGATAGGCGAGCGGTTCGGAGTCACACACCGGACGATAGGAAACTGGATGATGCAACACGGTATCCCGCGGCGGCCCGATGCGACTAAGCGAGACTGGAGCGGTCACCGCTCCCCGCGCTGGGTCCCGTACGCTGGCTATAAGACGAACGCGGCAGGCTACGAGGTATGGCGGAGCCGGACAGACGGCCGGGCTACCGTTCTGGTTCACCGGCTGGCGGCGGTCGCGTGGTTCGGGTACGACGCGGTCGCTGGGAACGACGTACATCACCGGAATGACGTTCCGTGGGACAATCGTGAGGTGAACCTCCGACCCATGGACCCGAGCGAACACCGCTCCCACCACGCGAAGAGCCGGGAGCGCGATGACGGGGGGAATTTCGTATAACCGAATACTCTACGGCGGTCCCGCGCCCAAGCGGAGTAATGACCCAACGGGCGCGCCGGGGTTCGAGTCCCCGGGTAGAGACTCCGGGCGGGACGGCCCGCCCACACGACCGAGGCACCCCATGACCGACCCACCCGACGCACAGGCGTACGACGTACCGACAGCTCAACGGGACCGTATTCAGGCGGCGCTGGACCACGCCCAGGGCTTCCTCCTGGTCGGCGGCCTCCACGAGGAGCAGGCGCAGGCGGCGCGCGTCCGGGAGACGCTTCGGGAGACGCCGCGGGGTGAGCCGGTTACGCTCCGGGAACGCGACGCGGCCCGTGCCGTCGCCGCCCTCGTGGCGTACAAGCAGTACCTCCTCGACGAGGACGAGGTCGCGGCGGCGGCGGAGGTAGAGGACGCCATCCGCGCCGTGACGGCGCAGAACGCGGCGCTAGCCGCGATGGTGGAGGACCCGCGGTGAATATCTTCGCCGTTGACGAGGACCCGGCGCGGGCGGCCCGGGCGCTCGTGGATACGCACGTCGTGAAGATGACCCTGGAGGCCGCGCAGATACTCAGTACGGCGCTCCGGGACGCCGGCGTCGAGGCCGACTACCTCTACGCGGCGACGCACCGGAACCATCCGTGCGTCCGCTAGGCCGGCGCGCGGCCCGCGAACTTCGCGTGGCTCCTGGACCACGCGGTCGCGCTCGGCCGGGAGTACCGTCATAGGTACGACGACGGTCACAGGAGCGTGCAGGCGGTCGTGCGGCCAATCGAGTCCCGGTTCCGGCCGGACCTCCGGACGGTTGACGAAACGGCACACGACCCGTTTGCGCAGGCGATGCCGGCCGTGTATCAGCAGCCCGGCGCCGGCGTGGCCGCGTACCGCGCCTACTATACCGACGAGAAGGTCCCGGCGCTCGGCGCGTGGACCCGGCGGGACCCGCCCGGCTGGTGTGCGTCGTCCGTGGCGGGGCATTCCGAGTAGGACGCCTCCCCCGTCGCCGGTGTCTCCTGCTGGTAGCGTCGCGTGTCGGCTGCCCGGGGCGGATGATAATAATTAAGGCCGGGGACGGAGACGTGGCTTAGGACCGGAGAACTGAAGCGGCGGGGGGGAAGCCCGCCAAGGCCGGCTTCACGGCCGACCGTAGGAGCGTGTATCGCGCTTACGGGTTCTCTCCCTACCGTCTTTAGTTTAACGGTCTGACATGATGGCCGAGGATATCCCCGAGTCCGACCGGCGCGGGCCGCACCGCGACCGGCTGGACGCACGAATCGTGGAACTGGAGCGACAACAGGAACAGCTGCGGGAGCGAATCAAGACCCTCCGGGCGCGGCGAACGCGGCTCACGTCCCAGGCGGACGTCGAACGCGCCGTCCTGGACGTCCTGGAGGACGTGGCGGTCCCCGAGGCGGCGGCGCCGGGCGTCCCCGAAGCGGCCCTGCTCCGCGAGATGGTCGCGCGGGGCTGGTCCGAACAACGGGCGAGGGCGCTGTACGAGGCGGCGGAACGCCGCGGGCTCATCTTCGTGGTGGACGGGACGGTGCGGGTCGCATGACGGACGGACCCGTCCCGCAGACGGGGAGACGGACGGCCCGGACGGACCGAGACGGCGGCGGCAAAGAATAAATATAATAATGATAAATACAGCAAGAAGCGGCAAACGCGTCCGGTTCGTATTACGCGTAACATGGAGTATTATTCTATTACACCCAATGACCCCCCTCTACGTACGTAGAGGGGGGTCATGGGTGTCTTCCATTATACTCCATCAACCACACCTCTGGCCGGTTGGGACGACCGGGGGAGACGCATGGACGAAAAAGAGCGGTTAACCATCACCGTGGACGGCCCGGTGGCTCGGTCCGTCCAATCCCGTGAGACGCTCAACGTGAGTGCGCTCTGTAACAAGATGCTTACCGAGTACGTCGCCGGTGGGGAACTTCCCGACGTGGCGATTGCCCGCCGGACCGAGACGCTTCAGGCCGAAATCGAGCAGCTAGAATCAGAGATAGCGCTCAAGGAAACGACGTTGGCACAGAAACAGGAGGAACTACGGACCCTCCGTGATGTAGCCGCGGAGTCCCGGACCGAGACGGCCGATGAAATCGACGCCTTCGTCGCGAAGGTCGAGGCCGGTACCTTCCCCGAGGCGAACCTGAAGCGCGATAATAGCGCGGTCATGAACCACGCCACGAAGGCGGGCGTCACGGCTGAGCGGTTCGTCGCCGAGGCGAAACACCGCCTCAACGGAGGACGATGACGGGAGCGGGATAACGACGGCAGTCTCATCTAGCCTCCTCGGAATACTTATCCCTAACACAGACTAATTACCGCGCATGGAACCGGCAGAGGTCCAGGAACACCGGCCCACCGCCGACACGTTCGCGGAACGCGCCGCGGCCCTTTCGCCCGTCCGGGACGTGGCGATAGACGAGGCGCGCGTCCCGCCGCGGGTCAACGTCGATATCAACGCGACCCACATCCCCGAGGCGGTCCACGACCTCCTCGACCGCTTTCAGGCGGATATCGAGGACGCCGCCACGGGCGCCACGGGCCTCCGCCTTACCGTCACGGTCCCGACGCCGTGGAAGGACGCCGGGACGCGGACCGTCCGGGAGCAGGGGAACTCCTTCATGATTACGCTCCCGCAGGAGGCGCTGGACGCCGCGGCCCTCGGCCAGGAACGGGTCGCCCTCCACGCCCGGGACGGGGAGATACACGTCAAGCGCCATGACGGCGGGCCACGGTTCCCATGACGAACATGGACTGCCGCCTGAACTGCATCGACTGCGGGCGGTTTACCGAGTATACCGTCGAGCAAACCCGGGCCGACCGCTCGCTCCTCGTCCGCTGTGCCGAGTGCGACAAACGACACGGGGAGGACTCCATCATGTTCGTGGACCTCCACCGGACCTACCCACGGGACGAATCCGGCCGGCTAGCCGAGGAGGTAACGTTCTGATGGCCGTCCCCGGCCGCTGCCCGACGTGCGGCGCCGGCTCGTCGTTCCTCATCCCCGTCTGGGAAGACATGGCCGACTACGAGGCCGGCCGCCCGCCCGATTACGCCGGCTGCACCGAGTGCCATACCATGCACGGCGGGACGGAGACGGCATGAGCCGGGTCGCCCACGACCCGCGCTCACACGCCATGCCCGAGCGGGTTAGGGACCAGTATATAGCCCGGGCGACGGCCCGCTACGTCGCGGGAACACTCACGCTCTCGGAACTAGAGGGCGTGTTAGACCTAATTATAGGCGGGACCGCCGGGCCGAGAGCCGTCCGCGACCGGCTCGACTCCGAGTACGGCATCGACCGGATGGACTGGATTTGCGACGACCTCCTGGATGGCTGACCGACATATCGCCCTCTGCTCCGGCGGCTCGGATTCGGTCGCGGCGACCCACGCCGCGATAGTCTTCGGCCCTGCGGAGCGCGTCGTCTATCTCGATACCGGGACCGGCCCCGGGGACGGCGCGGTCTACGAGAACGGCGCGTGGGTCCGGGACTGGTGCGAGGATAACGGCTGGTCGGTCGAAATACGACCGACGCCGGAGTCGTATCGTGACATCGTCGCCGAACACGGGTATCCCGGCCCGTCCCGGCACTTCCTCCTGTATCAGCGGCTCAAGGACCGGCAGCTCTGTGCGATAGCGAGCGAGACGGCCGGGGACTGCACCTTCTGGACGGGGATACGCCGCCGGGAGAGCGACCGCCGAATGCGACACGTCGAGCCGGACGGCGAGCGGCACGGCGGCCGCTGGTACTGGCGCGCACCGCTAGCCCACTGGACCGACGACCGCGTCCGGCAGTACCGGGAGACGTTTGACCTCCCCGTCTCGCCGGTGAGCGAGGTGATAGGCCGCTCCGCCGACTGCTTCTGCGGCTGCTTCGGCGACCCGATGGAGTTACTCGACCTGGAGGTCGCCGGCTACCCGGCCCACGCGGACTGGCTCCGGACGCCGCGCAACTGACGCTCTGCTCCGCGTGTGGGGCCGAACCTTCAACACCGGCGCGGCCGCAGCCCGACCCATGACGGACGACCTAACGCTCGACGACCTCCCGCAGCCCATCGAGGACGGGACGGCGGCCCCGGGGGCGCTGGCGGTCGATGACGACAACCCGAACTCTATGCCGGACGGCCTGTTCGACCTCCTGTGCGACCGTATTCGGACACGCGGCTGGATAGGGAACGCCATCATCGTGGACGAGGACGGACTGATTGCGGACGGTGAACACCGCTGGAAGGCGGCAAAGGAAATCGGGCTCTCGGAGGTCCCTATCAAGCGGTACGACCTCACGGACGCCGAACGCCGCGTCATCCGGCAGGAGTTGAACAAAATCAACGGCACGCACGACGACCTCCTGGACGCGCAGGAGTATAACACGCTCGTTAACGAGGGCCTGGATGAGCCGCTCCGCGAACTCACGGAAGCGCGGGGGGAGGACGTGGACGACCTCCTCGACGAGATGGCGGAGCGCGACCTCGCGCCGGACGAGGTCCAGGACCTGCTCGACGGCGGGATGGACGTCGAGTACACGGACAAAATCGAGACGCCGGAGTACACGCCCACGCGGGACGAGCCACCCCCGCTCGCGGCCTGCTACGATGACGAGCGGTTCCAGGAGCTACTGGCCGTCATCGACGACGCGGACCTCCCGGAGGACGTCGCGGCCTTCGCCCGCCTCGCGGCCCACCGCCACATCGTCTTCGACTACGAGAATATCGCGGAGTATTACGCCCACGCTCCCGCCGAGGTCCAGGCGGTGTTCGAGGCGCTGACGCTCGTGATTATCGACTTCGACCAGGCCATCGAGCAGGGCTTCGTGGACTTCGCGGAGACGGAACTAGACGGGGTAGAGGGCGATGCGTCATAACTTCGTCGCGCTCATCCTGACCCATGACCGCGCCGGCGAGGTGCAGACGCTCGACGCCCTCGACCGCTTCGGCTACGACGGCGACTGGTACATGGTCGTGGACCACCCGGACGACGTCGAGCCGTACACCGACGAGTACGGGGAGGACCACGTGTACTACTTCGAGAAGGACGAGACGCAGCCGGCGTTCGACCGCGGGGACAACTTCGAGCGCGAGGGCGGCATCGGGTACGCCCGGTATCAGTCGTTCGCCATCGCGCGGGACCTCGGCTACGACTACTTCATCCAGCTCGACGACGACTACAACTGGTTCGGCTACCGCTTCAACGAGGCCTTCGACTACATCGGGACGGAGTACGTCCCGGACCTCGACGCGACGTTCGACAACGCCATCGACTACCTGGAGCGCGCGGACCTCGATACTATCTGTTTCGCCCAGGGCGGGGACTTCATCGGCGGGCAGGACTCGCAGCTCGCGTCGAAGGTCCAGGCGAAGCGGAAGGCGATGAACACGTTCATCTGCCGGGCGGACGCCCAGTTCGACTTCCGCGGCGTCGTGAACGAGGACGTGAACACCTACGTCCGCGCCCAGCAGCTCGGGACGCTGTTCCTCACCGTGAACTTCGTCTCCATCGACCAGGGGATGACGCAGCAGGAGGACGGCGGCCTGACGGACCTGTACCACTCGGAGGGCACGTACGTTAAGAGCATCTATACGGTCCTCTACTCCCCGTCGTCCGTCACGCTCTACGAACTCGTGGACCGCAACGACGCCCGTATCCACCACCGCGTGGACTGGCGGACGAGCGTCCCGAAAATCGTCCCCGAATCCTGCCGGAAATAGGCCCGAACCCCTATCCCCGCCGCGCCCGTAGCCGTGCGGGATGCCCGACCACTCCGACCGGCCGCTCCGCTTCCGCCTCGTCCGGACCGAAGACGAATCCGGCGTCTCCGGCACCGGCACGGTCGCCTACGGCGTCCGCTGGGGCGACGGCGCGGTGGACCTCCAGTGGCGGAACGACCGTACCGAGGACGTCGCAACGCAGCGGAACGGCTTCGCCGCCTACCACAGCGAGGCCGGCATCGAGGACTGCCTCGAGGTCCACGGCCACGGCGGCCGGACCCGCGTCGAGTGGATAGACGCGCCGCCCGAGGCGGACGGGTCGTAACGACGCAACGGCCGGCGGCACGTGCGTCCCGCCGGCGCCGCCCCCGCGCCGCCCGACGACGGCGGGGCCGACCCAAGGTTTACGCCGCCCCGTCCCGACGTTCGGACGAACGCAACCCGGTGCAATTCGGCCTCGCGCCCGCGTTAAACCGCGGGACGGCGGCGGGGCGAGCGCGGACCGGGGCGTCACACGGAGGCCGAGTATACATGAGCTACAAGGACGTAGAGGTCCCGGACGGGAAGGCGCCGCCGGAGTACACGTACAACGAGCGGCGGGCGGAGCTACTGGACGTCATCATCGAGGTCGGACACCCGGATATTCCGAGCCGGAAGCAGTTCGCGGAGCGGTACGACGTCCACTCGAGTACGGTCACACGGGATATCCAGGCGCTTCAGGATGATATCCGCGAGGACCTGTCGTCGGACGCCGAGTTCATCACGAGCGTCGTCTACCGGAAGGCGCTCAAGGCGAAGGCGGAGGACGGCGACTGGATGGCGGCGAAGGAACTGCTGGAGTCGTGGAACGACTGGCTGTTCGAGACGGGGCAGCAGGAGCGGGCGCCGGAACGGATGGAAATGGACCTGGACGCCTCCATCGAGGCGACGGAGCGGAAGGCCCTCGTCGGCGTGGACCTCACGCGGTTCGAGGGCGTCGATACGGAGCAGATGGTCGGGCTGGACCCGGAGGCGGCGGGCCTCGAGGACGGCGGCGTGGACGTGCCGCTGGCGGACGGGGACGATGGCGGTTGAACTACTCCTACTCCTCGTCGGGACTGTGGCCTTTACCCTCGGCGCCGTCTGTGGCCGCTACGCCGGCCGTCAGCGGCAGACGGTCAGGCGGGCAGGGGAAGCGGCCACGCCACCCGAGGACCCGCGTCAGGCGGCCGTGAACAGCTGCCTGTCGGGCGGGGAGCGCGTGGCGAAGGGCCGGCAGCGCCGGCGGCGATGAGCCTTACGCCCGGCGGCGTTCACGAGGCGCTGGACTACGACGGCCTCCTAACGGCCGCCCGCGGCCCCGGCTGTTACGCGCTCCGCCTGGCGGTCCCGGACGACGCGGACGCAGCCCACCGCGCCTGGCTGGCGACGTTCGACGTGACGCCGCGAGACGACGCTGTGACGCGGCTAGCGGCGGCGCCCCGGGTCGCATACGTCGGCGCCGCCGGCGACGTGTACGACCGGCTCATGGACCACGCGGCGGGCGAGGTGCGGACGCCGGCGGTCTGCCGCGCCTTCCCGCCGGCGGCGGTCGTCGGCGTCTACCCGAGCGAGACGCCGTTCGAGGACGAGTGGGGGACGGCCCGGGACCTCCGGGAGGACGGCTGGACCTGCTGGGTGGACGGCGAGGTCGTCTAATGACCGTTACGGTGCGTAACTATACCGCACTCATAGTAACACTTACACACACCCGCTACTAACGGGCTATATGGGCAAAACTGTGAAAGTGCCCGAGCCGGTATACCAGCGTATCGAACAGCAGGCTGAGCGCGAGGACGTCCCGCGTGGCGTCGTCGTCCGGGACTGGATGGCGAAGGCCGAGAAGTACGACGAGATGGAGGCCCGTAGATGAGCCAGCAGGTGAAGAAACGGCGGCGCGAAATGGACGGGCAGGAGTGTCGGTTCTGCGGCCTTACTGCGGAGGAACACCGGGAGCAGTACGACCAGACGCTTCACGTCCATCATATCGTTCCGCAGCGCTCTGACGGTCCTGGCTGCCCGGAAAACCTCGTGACCGTATGCCGGGACTGCCATCACGTTCTAGAGGAAACGCAGGTACGGGGGATAGAGCAACTACCAGAGCCGGACCGTGAGCTAGAGGAGCAACGTGATTCCCTCTTAGACCGCGTGGAGCAGTTAGAGCGTGCCATCCGCGACCCGCAATTCTACGGGGAGATAGCCGGCGGGTCTGCCGCGACGGCTCATATAGCGACCGAGTATCTTGGCCCGCGGACCTCTATGTTCACGGACGTAGAGTCGGCGAAAGAAGCATACGATGAATGGGCTACGGAACTGAAGCGTATACGTATAAAAGCCGACGCTGAAGATATTACGCGGAGGGCGGAGACGAGCCTAAACCGCTCGTGGCAGCCTGAACGGAGCGTTCAGGATTTACTCGACCGCCGGTTCGGATAACGATATCGTGGCCCGGTACGGCCCCGGCCGCGTCCCTGTGACGATATCGGACCCGTCCCGCCACCCATACCGATATCGGCCCTCGCCGCGGCCATCCGCCCGTCCCTGTAACGATATCGTCGCCCACCCCGCCGGCCGTGACGATTTTGTGGTCGGGCGGGGAGCCGCCGGTTCGTATCCACGCACCTCCGGACCAAACGCCCGGTACTGTTTTGCCCTACCGCCCCTCAATAACCTCGTATGGACTGCTCGTACGACGACGCCATCGACACCGCCTGCCGCGCCTGCGGCGACCCCGCGGCGGGCTGGACGTTCGCCCCGGACGGCCGGCGCGTCTACGTCTGCTCGGCGTGCGCCGCCACGCTCGGCCGATACGAGACGGGCGGCGGCGCGGCGCCGCACCCACAGGGCCAGCTCTGCGCGGGCTGTGACCGGCTCACCCACGCGGTGAACCTGGACGCCCAGCAGCGATGCCCGGACTGCGGCGGCCCCGCGTAGCCGATGAGCGCCGACCCGGACGTAGCGGACGGCGATACGACCGTCTACGGGTTCAAGCCCCTGCCGTGGCAGGAGGGGTTCATCCACAGTCAGGCCGAGGAGGTCCTCGGCTCCGGCGCGTTCGGCGCCGGCAAGACCCGGGCGCTCTGCGAGAAGATATACCTCAGCGCCACGCTCTACCCCGGGAACCGGATTCTCCTCGCCCGGAAAACGTTCGCCTCCATCACGAACACGACGCTGGAGACGCTCCTGAACGAGGTCGTCCCGGAGTCACACATCGTCGGGAGCAACAAGCAGAAGCACCAGCTCCTTATCCAGTCGCCGTTCTACCCGACCGTCTACTGCCGCGCCTGCGGCTGGCACTCGACCCGGATGGTCCCCGTCGAGACGCGGGAGCGCCGCCGACAGGCCGGCGGCCGGGCCTGCCCGGACTGCGGGACCCGCCGGGCCGTGGATTTCACCCCACCGTCGGAGGTCTACTACGAGGGCCTGAACACCGGCTCTCGGCCGGGCGAGATGCCGGAGAAGATAGCGGGCATGAACCTCGGCGCCGTCGCCGTGGACGAGGCCATCGAGATAACGGAGAAGGACTGGGAAATGCTCCAGGGCCGCCTCCGCCTGTCCGACCTCCGGAACCCGTTCGTAAGCCGGCTCCCCGTCCGGCAGATATACAGCGCGACGAACCCGGCGGGCCCGACCCACTGGCTCTACACGCGGTTCTACGAGCAGGGCGTCGGGGAGGTCTACGAGGGCAAGACCGAGGGGAACATCCACAACCCGGACGACTACCTGCCGCGGCTCCGGCAGCAGTTCTCCGGCGCGGACGCCGAGCGGCTCATCGACGGCGAGTGGCGCGGCTATCAGGGCCTCGTCTACGACGCCTTCAGCGATACGCTCCACGTCATCGACCCGCTCGACGCGCCGGACGTGTTCCCCGGGGACTGGACCCTGCCGACCAGCGCGCGGGCGGACCTCCAGGCGATGGCGCGGGAGCGCGGGACGCAGGTCGGGGACCCGGGGACCCGCGGCGAGTACCAGCCGGCGCGGCTCTACCCGCCGCGGGACACGCCGGTCGTCATAGGCATCGACTGGGGCTACCGGCCGGACCCGCTCGTCGTGCAGTGGTGGGCGGACACGGGGACGCACGGCTACGTCCTATACCGCGAGTGGATACAGACGCGGACGCTCCCGGACGACGCCGCCGCGGCGGCCGTGGACCTGATGGCGGACTGGGAACTGGGGAACGTCCGGGCCGTCTACGCCGACCACGACAGCGGGGACCGCGCCGACTGGGCGGAGGGGGCGCGTGACGCCGTGCATACGCAGTACGACGACGCCGAGGCCGCGCCGGACTGGCGGCGGCTCCGGACGACGACGGCGGCGAAGGACGTCGCCTCGGGTATCAAGACCGTGACGCGGCTACTCCGGCCGGACGAACATGACCGCGCCGGCTGCTACTTCGTCCGCGGCGCCCGGTCACACCAGATAGACACGCACCTCATGAACGACGACCGGCCCGGGAGTACGCTCGCGGAGCTACGCGGCTACGCCTGGGCGGACGACGAGAGTGACGAACCGCAGTCGCACGATAATCACGGCGCCGATGCCATGCGTTATTGCTTACATTCTGACCGCCGAACCGGGCGCAGGGATACGGGTCCGGCAGTTATGAAGAGTTGATAAATTCTCCCGTCGCCGCCCGCTCCCGCTTATCAAAGTCCTGCTCAAGGAGGGTATCCGGCGCGTGTTCTGCGGCGTGTTCGGACGGTGTGAGGACGCGAAGATTCTCCTCACGGTTGTCCCAGGGGATACCGTTCTCGTGGTGGACGTGACGGTCCGTGACCGCCTCGTAGCCGAACCAGGCAACTGCCGCGAGCCGGTGGACGGAACAGTAGTAGGGCTGGCACTCGTGTTTGTGGTGCCACCGCTCATAGCCGGCGGGTACGGTTTCGTAGTTCGCCGGTTTGAGGAGCTGATATGTAAGACCACGGCGGTATAGCCAGTTACGGATAGCGGAAGGAATAACGCCTTCAGCTTCAGCGATTTCCTCTAAACTCATCCCTGACTGGGCCATCTGAATACGGTCCATAATAGATTTTAGACGCGCTCCGGTATATATTCCCCTTAACTACAGCGACCGGCGCGGCGGCGGGCGGGACACCGGCCCGGCCGTCATCAAGTCGTAGCCGGCGCACAGCGGCCGACGGAGGCGAACACCTATCAGGCAGGGGCCGGATACCGTATGCAAGGAATGTCTCGCCTGGACCGCCTCCGCGCCTGGGTCACCGGGGGCGGCGGCTCCGGCTCGGAGTACGCGGCAGGACACGCCCCCGGGGACGCGGCCCGGCGGGACGACGGGACCGTGCGGAAGCAACAGGCGCGCTCCGCGGTCCAGAAGGAACCGCAGCGCCGGAACCAGCTCCCGCCGGAGCTAGCGCGCGGCATCCGGCAGCGCGGCGCGGCGACGAAGCCGTACGACGCGGACTGGCTCCAGACGCTCGCGGACAACTGGGTCGTCCAGGCGTACATCGACACGATGGCGCAGGACCTCGCCACGGCCCCCTGGCACCTGAAGCCGCGGGACGACGACGCGGATATCCCGGGAGACGATATCGCGGCGGCGGAACGCCGCCTCCAGATGCTGCATCCGGAGAAGTCGTTTCGTGACCTCCGCGAGATGGCCGCCCGGAATACGCTCAAGCTCGGGGACGGCGCGTGGGTGAAGCACTACGACGACGGCGGGGACCTGGCGGAGGCGATTCCCGTCGATTCCGCGCGGCTCTACAAGCAGGTCGATGACCACGGCCTCACGGACGGCTACGTCGAGGTCTCGTGGAACCGGAACATGGTCCAGACGGCGTGGGACCTGGAGGAAGTGGTCTGGTTCGAGTGGTCCTCCCGGGAGGGGCACGTCTACGGCCAGGGGCCGGTCGAGAAGGGCGCGGACGTCATCGAGGTCCTGGAGGAACTGGGAGATAAGGAGCTAAAGGACCTCAAGGAGGGGATGCCCGGCGGCATCCCC